TCTTTTATTACCTGATAACTTGGGGTTATCCCAAGCCCATTGGATAAGTTCAGGTAAATTCATTTCTTTTTCAATTTTGATTTTCATTGTTTCCGCCCTTTTAAAATAAAGTTAGTTGCTTCTGTTCCTCGTATTCCAAACCATGTTGCTTTATATATATTCCGAGCTCTTCCGCTGTATCAAATGTCTTTTTCACACCTTGCCAATCTGGTACGATATGCCCGTGAAAGTAATAAGTGCCGTTTACTACATGAATATGTGCCACTCGTTCGTTATCCTGATACAGATATCTCTTAAATCCAAAGAATTGATTTAGGTATTCTTTGCGTGCGTTATCTGTCATGATCTACTTCTTAACTTTCACGAATATGTCGTTTTCCAACAGGTAGCACGCATAACGTCCTCTTGGATGTTTCTGAGGTACATTAAACAAGTGTGGCTTCTTTCTTCTTAGCTCAGCCTCTCTCTTTCGCTTTCTTTCCAATTTGCGTTCGAGTCTAGCTTGTTCCAGTCTTTCTATTGTTTTCTTTTCTCTGTACTCGCTTAAACGCGTACCTTCTGGTGCGTCCATTGCTTCATGTAGTTCCCAACCGTCTTTTACTCTTTTAGAAACCATTCCAGCGGTTATACCGTGACTTTCTATTAATTCCATTTCAAATTTACTGAACCTATAAGGTTTATCATTTATTGTTACAATCCTTGCTTTTCTCGCCATTTTATCCACCTCTTATATTTCTTCTATTCGTATGATTATTTTGGGCTCAATTCCATAACGCTTTGAGCTAGTTATTTCTGTAATTTGGTTATCGTCTTTCCATACATGGCCATTACAAGCATCTAATACCGTTTTAATTAAGTTGTCGATATCCGGCTTAGTCACTTTATACTGCCCAACCATTTCGCTTTTCTTTTTCTTCGACCATGATTTAAGCAATGGAAAGTAAAACTCTAATTCAATTTTTAATGCATTTTCTAGATTTAGCTTTGGCATTTGATTTTGTAAATATTTTTTATGTTCTGTATATTTTGTAGGCATATATGTGTGTGCATATCTACCTTTTGTGCTAAAACGCGGTCGAGGCGACCCCATCGGCGCATTAAACACTTCATTAAATTTAATTTCTATCTCCATGTAATCCCTCATATATATTCAAATAAGCTTGTTTGGTGTCCTAACTCCATTTGTTCATTATCAATAAGTGTATTTAATTCATAATCGTCTAAATACCAACGACGACCATTAAATTTTGTTTCTTTTATTCCAACAACTAAATGCCGACCATCTTTAAAATGTGGTGTAACTGAAAACATTTTGTTGCCGTCATGATCAAATAGATAGTATTTATCAAATGCATCCATTTTCAATCACTCCCATTTGCTATTTAGACGCTTAATAAAAGCCTCTCTGTCTTTCTCGAGGTTTTCATCTACTTCCGGCGTTTTCGTTTCTCTCGTGCCGTCTGTGAGCCATTTAGGCGTTTTTTCTTTTGATTGTTTAACGTAAGGTTTATAATTTTGTTTTTTGCTTTCAAGTTGTTGCTTTTCAAATGCACGTACTTGTTCAATAGATTTCAAGTTTGCATTAAGCCATGTATTCAAAATGCTTTTAGCATATCCCCAAGTAACTTTGTTTCTGTCTTTAGCGATTTTAAGTGATGCGGTAACTATTTCATCTGAATCATTTTCAAATGAATCAAGATAGTAATTTAAATCGTCTAAATTGTAAGGAGTTATGAAACCGAATCCGTTATCTTGGAAGAAGTCGAAGGCAACTGCCTTCTTCTTCTTCTCATTCTCATCATTCTTTACATTATCCCCATTCTTTACATTCTTGTTTGTGTTGATTTGTTGTTGATTTGTTGTTGATTTGTTGTTGATTTGTTGTCCATTTGTTGTTGATTTGTTGTCGTTTTTGCTGTCGGAATTTTCTTCCATACTTTGATAAATCGCCCAATTGACAACGGTTATAACAGAAAATTTGTTGTCGGACTTTACGACGATAGTTCCAAGGTTTTCTAAAAGCTTTATGTAGTCTCTTACTGTGGATTCTTTGAGACGTAACTCTTCGCTTGCTCGCTTTCTCCCGAACACAAATTGACCTTTTTCTAATTCAACAACTCGTCTGCCAACAAGCTGTGTATGATCCTTATGACTAGCCTTCATAAGACAATATGCAAATACTTTGAATAACTTTTCGTTCTGAAAAATAGGCGAATCTAATAGTTTTCTATGAAGTTTTATCCAACCAGTCATATACACACCTCACTTTCAAACCGGTTAAATCAGAATGGTAAATCATCATCATTTAGTTCAATCGGACCATTTGCATTCGCGAACGGATTATCTTTTACTGGTTTGTTATTTGAATATTGCGATTGTCCACGTGTTTGTTGTACTTGTTGTTGATATAAATCTTGTTGAGTGTCATTTGAGTTCTTCGGTTCTAAAAATTGAATACTATCGGCAACAACTTCCGTAACGTATACACGTTGACCTTCCTTATTTTCATAGTTCCGCGTTTGTAACCTACCATCTACGCCCGCCAACGATCCTTTAGATAGGTATTTATTAACGTTCTCTGCTTGTTTTTTAAATACGATGATATTAATAAAGTCTGCCTCGCGCTCTCCTTGTGCATTCGTAAATGTGCGGTTAACTGCTAATGTGAATGATGCTACATTTACACCACTTTGAGTGGTTCTTAATTCTGGGTCTCTAGTTAAACGACCAACTAATATTGTTCTGTTTAGCATTTATAAACCTCCAACATAAACGGGCGCGCCCGTCACTTTTTGTATTTCACTTTTAATGTATTTTGCATTTGAATTTTGACTACTTAAATGAATTAAATGTATTTCTTCGAGTCTAGTTAAATCATTTGCTTTTAACATTCCGATAGCATGTTCTAAGCTAAAATGAGACTCCATAATTCTGTTTGCTAATGTGCTGTGCACACTGCCGTTTTTTATGTTTTCCTGCATTTGTTCATAGATATAATTAACTTCTAACATCATGTGCGTAATGCCGTTAAATTTGTATTTCAAATACTTTGTATCAGTAACATACAGAACCTTATAACCTAATGTACTTTGTAATAAGAAAGCCACAGGCTCGTTAGCATCATGTTCGATGTCAAACGGTAGAATTGACCATGTGCCTATTCGCAGCTCTTGCTTTGCCTTAATCGTGCATAAGCGATGACTTTCAAAATTCATAGCTTGTTGTGTTCCAGCAGTCATATAGCTGATTACACCATTGTCGACAAACTGCTTTGTGTACTTTGCATGATCACCATGTTCGTGTGTGATAAGACACCCTGCTATATGTCTTGTTTTATATTTGAAATGCTTTTGAACACGTTCAAATTTTATACCTGCCTCAAGTAGTAACGTAGTACGTCCATCATTTAAGACGTAGCAGTTACCACTTGAACCAGTTGCTATTGTTTCAATTAAAATGGCTCTTCTTCGCTTTCTTTTTCTGTTGCAGGTTCTTTTATTTCTTCAAAGTCAGATACATCAATAGGCTTATCATTTTCTAATTCTGTGTATTGTGCTTCTTCAAGAACTGGTTGTTCAAAGTCCAATTGTTCTTGATTTGCATTTTCTTCAACTTCTGCGTCCAACACTTCTTTGCGTTGACGTTGTTCGGATTCTTGTGCGTATTTGAAAATATTGCTATCTGTTGATGTGTTGATATAACGTTTAGCAGCTCTATTGATAACTGTTTTTTTAGCCATTTCTTCTTTGAAATTATTATGTGTTTTAGAATTTTGTAATGCTTTTTCATCTTTAATCATTGATGACTGCATCCATGCTTGTTTAATTTGTTCAATAGTCATGACTTCAATATAGTTATCTCGTCCATCATTAAATACGATTGTGCAGTACGCACCGATAATGTTTTCTTTGTCGATGTTAAAGAAGTCTTGTTCGTGTTTAATCGCTTTGATACGTCCTGTTTCTCCCATTTCTTGCTTGAATGTATCGCCTTTATAAATCACTTGAGCAACAACATCTTGAGCACCTGCATCACGTTTTAACATCATTACATTACCGTGATAGCTACGTTGTAACTGCATTTTGTTGCCGTAAGGAATAAAGTAGCATTGATTTTTAGCTGGATTTAAACCTTGCGTTACCATGTCTAATAAGGCATTTGCTTTGCTTGTATCGTTACAACTCATTAATTTGTTATCTTGGCTGATTTGTAACCATGCTTGTTTCATGGCATTACTTGGTGAATAATCATTTGGCAATTCCAAATTGCCTTGTGACTCTAAAACTCTCACTTTGTTTAATACGTTGTCAGATACGTTCTTTTCTTGTACTAATTGTTGTTCAATAGTTTGTAATTTATTATTTTCAGTCATTTTATATAGTCTCCATTCTTAATTTTTTATCTTGTTCATTTACTATCAATTGAATTTGTTGTGATTCTGTTTTGATAAGCTCTGTTACTGATTCAGCATTATCAATAAATATTGGCGCTGTAACTTTAAAATGTTTTGATAGTGTGTTGATGATATCTAAGCCAACATTAATTCTTGAGGCGTTATTTAAACCGCTGTCATACTCGACACCATTAACCGTTGTTGAACATGTTTCTTCTAATTCGCCGTTAACTAAGGTATTGAATAGCTTAAATTCAGCAATATCAAATTCGTTATTGATGTTTTCAGTAAGCATTTTGACTTTTGTTGTTGTAAATTCTTTTAAGATATAAAGGTCATGTGAATACTTTTCTTTTTCATCCAATAATCTGTCTTCTTCATTTCTTAATTCAGAAATAACATCATCTAGATGTTTATTTGATTTTTCGATTGATATTGACACTTCAATTTCTGATTTTTCTTGAGTAAGCTCGCTTATTTTGTCATCTATTCCTGAAACTTTATCTTGAATAGTTTTCCTGATGTTAGAGCGTTTTTGATTAATCTCATTTATCTCTAACATTACTGCTTTGTATTCGTCAGTTTGCGTAACGTCAACGTGAGTTATTTTCAACTTATTAATTTTGTTTTGTATTCTTGCTGAACGCTCTTCTGCTTCGTTGATTTTAATTTGTAAATTATTGTTGTCATCCTCTAATTTCTCGATAATTGGCTTTATTTTCTTGCCCTCTGAAATAATGTGATTGATAGATGTTTGTATTGTTTCTAATTCTTTCGATTTGTTTGCATTGAATTTCTGCAATGCTTTTTCTCTTACCTCACTCACTTGTTCAGCTGGTAACTGTTGACCACAACAACTACATACATTGTCATCAAGATATTCAAATTTTTGATTTTTAGCTTTTTCTAAATCACTTTTTAATCCTTTATGATTTTCTAATAATTGATTACGTCGATTTTCTTCATGTGTAATTTGTTGTTTGTTTTGCTTTAATCTTGTTTTAAGATTCGCAACCGTTCCATTTTCAACGTGTAGCTCATTTGTTAAAGCATGTATTTTGTTCTCATTACTGGCGCTATTATTAGCTTCTATGCGCTTCAATTCTGATTGTTTATCAGCTAATTGGTTACGCAAATTAATTTCTTCTGCACCGTTTTGAATATCTATACGCTCATTTTCAAGTTGCTCAATTTCTTGTTTTATGATTGTGTGTCTATCATTATCGAATTCCGGTACATCCTGCTTATTTTGTTGCGTTTGGTTAATACGTATCGGAATATCTTTGATATCTTTGTTAATCTGTTTTATCTTGTCTGTAAGAATCTTTTTCTTTGTTTCAATTTCGTGATCTCCAAGAATATTATTTAGTTCTTTAAAATCATCATTTGTTTTAATGACATCCTCATCATTGATTGGTTTAGCGATTTCAAACAACAAACTTCTTCGTTTCTTCCAATCTAGTAAGTTAAATGCTTGAGGGTTCGTAATTAACTTGAATACATCTTCATCAATCAGTTCATCAATACGAGCTTTATAATCCTTTACTTTTATTGATTCATCATTGATATATTGTTTCTTCGTTCGACTTCGTGAGTATTCCTTGCGATTCGTTTTTTGATTTATTGTGTACTTAGGATGTGACTCTTTTTTAAAAGTCGTAATTTTTCCGTCGATTTCAAATTCTGCGAAAACAGTCGGAATTAACTCATAATTTTCTTCGTTTTTTTCGTTTAAAGGTACAGGGTTAAATGATTTGGTTGATCCGTCCAAACCTTTATCGAAAAGCAGCCATTGTAATGCGGTTGCAGTCGTAGTCTTACCAGTCGCATTATTGCCGTATATTTTTGTGTCTTTGCCGTTAAAGTTAAAGCTTTCTTCTTTGATTCCAGCAAAGTTTGATATAGTTAACTTATTTATTTTTATTTCCATCCTCATGCTCCTTTTTTAATCTTCCGATGACCTCTTAGCACCTCGATAATTAAATTTTTTATTCGTTCATGGCTATCTGGATTGATTTCATGTATCTGCACAAGCTTATTGTTTGTTTTGTAACTGTCGTGATAGTGCAAGAAATTAATCGATAAGTATCCGTGATGATTACGTTCAATTTCCAATAGTGCTCGTTGGTTTGACAAAGTATATTCGTCGAATAATGTCTTAAAAATATTCAATATATTTCTTTCTGTATCTCTCATGCTTACACCTACCATCTCATGACTAAGTTAATTAGTCTGTCCTGTTCGTCTGTGTTCTCTTCAATCCATTCATCTATTGCTTGGTTGAATAAGTCTGATGCCATATCTAAGTCATTCTCATCTACGACATAAGCATGTTTAATTGGTACATTGTTCATATCTTTAACTTGTATTGATATGCCCATATGACCTTTTAAAATGAATAGCTTAAAATCGAATCCGTTAACATGAATATTTTTGCGTATGATTTCGCCTATTTCGTAATACATCTTGACTTCCTCCTTTTTTCGTTTTATATTGAACACGAATTAATTTTGTTAATCGTTTGTCACTGTTACTTGTTGGCGCAAGTAGCAGTTTTTTTATTCTCCATAAAAGTATTCCTTATAAAATATGAATGTCGCTATACTTGCGAATCCCGCGATTGACCATGCTGTAGTGAAGTACAGCAATGGCATAAGCACAATTGCTAAGACTGTGAAGCATAGTACTGCTACTAGGTAGCTTTTATAAATGTTACTCATTTTCTTTTTTCTCCTCTTTGGTTGTTTCATCGTTTATCAAAGCTTGCATTTCCATTAATTTTTGAGGTATACCAGCTTTTAACTGGATTTCGTATAACATTTGTTGAATGTGTGGTGGCACTTCTACCATTCCTTTCGTGTATAATTTAGTTATCTCCTAGTGAAAGGAGGTGATAAGTATGGAATTTAATGATTTTCAAAATTTCTTTGGTGAACTTAGTAATCAAGCCGAAAAAGAATTCGGTGGTGACAGTGACTTTTTTAGAGATAGAATAAATAAGTTGAAAGAAGATGCTCCTGAAAACGTATCTTACGAAATTATTTATTCAATAGCTTTATACGAAAGCTTAAAAGCTCAACAAGATATGAAAATTTTGAATACAGTTAAATATCTTTTAAATCGTGACTAGCAATATCCAACAATGATTTGCTCTGAGCATTATTAATTTTTGGATAATCAAAATTTCTAAGTTTAAATCTTGTGTTTTTCTCAATCTTTACAACCTTCCACGTCACAACTGCCATTGTGATGAGGAGGGTTGTTTTGTATAGTGTGTTCATTGATAATTCCTCCTATTAAGATTTTTATTTTTCTCCTAAAAACTTATTAACAAAGTATTGTTGTCCTTTGCCTGTTACTTTTGGCGTCTTACTAATTGATGTGTGACCGTCCGAATGTGTGATTGATGTTTCTTTAATTTCGAATAACTCACGTTCCATTGAATACTGTGTAGGCATGTTATAATCCACACCCTTGCGTTTAATAAGGAATCCGTTTTGACGTAACCACTCAAACAATCTGCGTTGCCCGATGTTTATACCGTTTTGTTTAATGATCTTTGCTAACTCTCCAACTAAAATTGATGTCTTAGTAGTAGCTACTGCGTCCGCAAATACAATCTTTGGTTTGTCGCGTTCAATCTTTGTTTCTAATTGATTGATTGTGTTGTTAGCAATTTTTAAAGCACGTTGCATAATCATTTCTGGACTGTTCCATGCTTTCTCAACTTGGATGAAATATTGTCTTGCACGTTTACCAGGTTCACTACGTTGAATCATTGCAATCTCTTTTGCAGTGTCTAGTGTTAGAGCGTGGTCAGTCATATTTTGATAACCACCTTGGGTAAGACATTTTTGGGTCACCCTTGTAAAATCGATATTTTCTTCAAAACCATACTCAGACATTCTGTTAAACCACTTCTTATATTCAGTCTTAACTTCTAATGCTTGATGAAGTTCTCGACCACTGATTGCGATTTCTCCATTTTCTTTTTCTTGTATGTTGAACATTTCTCCGATGTTCGATTTTGTTTGTAATGCTTGCATAATGTTTATGCTCCTTTCGTGTATAATGTTGTTATCAACCTAAGGAGGTGATAAGTATGGAACAAGTCCACGCTTGTCTTTTAGGTGAATGGGTTAATCTTCATGATGATGAAAATTGCAAAATGGGACCTCGTATGACTTCTCCATCAATATGGTGGGAAGAAAACGCTGAATTATGGTCTCCAATTCAAAAATTAGAAGCTGATACAATGTATCAACAGGACTACATCATGATTAATTACAAGGGTAAAGATTACCGAATTCATCCTATCTTTATTCAAATTGTTACTTCATAATCTTTTGTTGAGTAATAATATTTTTAATAACCTCAACATCTTGGTCGTCGAGTCGTAGCTCGGCGGCTTTTTTACTAAATTGTCCGTCAATAATTCTGTTGATTTCGTGCCACTGTGCAGGTGTGAATTGCTTTCTAAATTCTAAAAAATGTTTGATTGTTTCTTCCATTTGTAGTTCCTCCTTTATTCGAAATCATCGATGGTTAATTCTGAAACTCTCTTTTCATAGATATATAAATAATAATTTTTGATATCTCTGTAAAATTTTGCTGCTAGGTTATATTCACTTTCACTCAAATCTGAATTAAGCGTTACACCAAAAGCTGATAATGTAAGTTTTCTAATGTGGTCGTGAATTTCACTAGCGTATGCTTTGTAATTTTCATAACATCCTATTCCGTGTTGATATTTCTTCAAAGATAATGGATGTCCTAAGCCGAGATTGTCAGCACCTCTTAAACGTTCTGTATAAGCAAACTTTTTATTAATTTCATCAAAATCGTTATGGCTGATTCTTACTTTGTTGAAAATTGAACCTGAACTGATTGGTTTCTTGCCGTTTATAGCCTCTCTAACTTCTTTCGCTATAATTTCTTTCAACTCTTCTTTAGTTAATGTGATTTGTTCCATAGTGTCCTCCTTTATGTTGTTTGTTTTTCTTTTATACGTTTCATTTTTGAGACGTTTTGATTAAAAAAATAATCATCCATACTTATTTTTAAAACAGTACATATTGCACTAGCTTCATCAATAGTAAAGTTGCTTTTATTTTTATTTATCTTTTGACTGAATCTAGCAGGGTTCATACCAATCATATCTGCAACTTGTTTGTGTGTATATTCGCTCTCATCAATGAAGTTCCTCAAATTCTGATATCTAACTTTATTCACTTTTCCATCCTCCTTTCGTCTCATTTATGAGATTACACTAACCACTATACAAGCTGTTAGTTTAGGTGTCAACAAATAAATTTCATTTTTGAGAAATAAATTTGTGAAATGTGTTGCAAAAATGAGAACAAACTTATATAATAAGTTTGTAAAATACAAATTAAGGAGTAAAATAAATGTCAAATTTCCCTAGTAACTTAAATACTTTACGAAAGTCTCGAAACTTGTCTTTACAAGAATTAGCAACCAGACTAAATGAAAAATACGAAGTTAAATTTTCAAAAGCATCAATCGACAGATGGGAAAAAGGTCTAACTAGCCCTTCTATGGAACACGCAAGTGCTTTAGCAAATTATTTTAATGTATCTTTAGATGAATTAAGCGGACTGAAAGCTATGGAACCTGACAAACATCAAACTATGGCAGCTCATCTTGAGGGGGAATTAAAACAAGAAGATGTAGACTATATTATGGGATTAATTGACAGATTTAAAAAGAAAGATTAAACAGCAAGGGGTAAGGTTTTGATGTCGAGATATGAAAAAATATTAATTGAAAATGACCACATAGAAGTAAAAGATTTTGTAGAGCTTCCCATGGGATATGCAGGTTTTTATTCAGATGGAATTGTGCTTATAGACAATAAATTGTCAGAAACACGCAAGGCTGAAGTATTATATGAGGAACTTGCCCACCATAAGTTGACGTATGGCAACATTTTAGATCAATCAAATTTCAACAATCGCAAGTTCGAAAATTACGCAAGACGACACGGCTTTATCTCAGCTGTTCCATTACGCGAAATTGTAGAAGCTTATAATTATGGCGTACGTAACTTGTATGAGTTGTCTGAGTATCTACAATTAAGCGAAGAATACATATTAGAAGCAATAGAACAATACAAAAAGATATATGGTATTGGTACCCACTACGGCGAGTATTCTATTACATTTGAGCCGTTGAGAGTTTTTAAATATAAGGAAATATAAGCAAAGGAGAAATGAAAATGAAAAGATTATTAGGTTTACTATTAGCAAGTACGTTGGTGTTAGGCGCATGTGGTAGTAACGATACAGACAAAAAAGAAGAAAGTAAAAAAACAGAAACAAAGAAAGAGAACAAAGATAAAAAGAAAGAAACTAAAGAAAAAGCAGAAGCTAAAAAAGAAAATGCTAATCAAAACGATAACAATAATCAAGTAAACAACGAGAACAACACAAACATTAACAACAATCAACAAACCAATAACACATCTAAGCAACAGGTACAGAAGAATCTTCCAGCTACCAATAATGGACAACAAGCACAACCACGCGACCCAAACGAACCTAGTTACGAAGAATATTTAAATGCTAAAAGAGCCACTGAAGAAATGGAAAATAATCCGGACAAAAACCAACATGCTGGAGGTGGTCCAGGAATGTCGTTAACACATCCTAATCAATCATATGATAGTTTTAGAAAAGAAGTAGGAAAAGCAAGAAGCGAAGCAATAGTTGTTCAACAATAAAATTGAAAATAGTATAAAAAATAGATTTCTTAGTTAAATCGCTTGTACTACACTCTCTTTGATGGTATATTACATATATACAAAACAAGCCGCTGAAATATTTGCGGCAAGCTTCAAATTAGACAAGTCGCTGAAATATTTGCGACATGAGAGGGTGCATCTGCGCTCTCTCTTTTTTTATACAATTTTCACGGGTAGCCCGCCTACCCTTATTATTTTTTGCCAATTTTGAGGAGGGAGCACATGAAAGTAGCAATTTATACTAGAGTGAGTACACTTGAACAAAAAGAAAAAGGACACTCTATCGAAGAACAAGAAAGAAAATTAAGAGCTTACAGCGACATAAACGACTGGAAAATTCATAAAGTATATACTGACGCTGGATACTCCGGAGCTAAAAAAGACAGACCCGCTTTACAAGAAATGTTGAATGAAATAGATAATTTTGATTTGGTTTTAGTCTATAAACTAGATCGATTAACTCGAAGTGTTAAAGACTTACTAGAGATACTAGAATTGTTTGAGAATAAAAACGTGTTGTTTAGGAGCGCAACAGAAGTATATGACACAACTTCTGCTATGGGACGTTTGTTCGTAACATTAGTAGGTGCTATGGCAGAGTGGGAGCGTACTACAATTCAAGAGCGTACTGCAATGGGTCGACGCGCATCAGCTAGAAAAGGGTTAGCTAAAACTGTCCCTCCTTTCTATTACGACAGAGTAAACGATAAATTTGTGCCTAATGAATATAAAAAAGTATTACGATTTGCAGTAGAAGAAGCGAAAAAAGGTACTAGTTTAAGAGAAATAACTATAAAATTGAACAACTCTAAATACAAAGCACCCTTAGGTAAAAACTGGCACAGATCAGTTATAGGCAATGCTCTAACGAGTCCGGTAGCTAGAGGTCATCTTGTTTTCGGTGACATATTCGTCGAAAACACCCACGAAGCTATTATAAGTGAAGAAGAATACGAAGAAATAAAATTAAGGATAAGTGAAAAAACTAACTCTACAATCGTAAAACATAACGCTATTTTCAGAAGTAAACTATTATGTCCAAACTGTAACCAGAAATTGACTTTAAACACAGTCAAGCATACGCCTAAAAATAAAGAAGTTTGGTATTCTAAACTATACTTTTGTTCTAACTGCAAAAATACTAAAAATAAAAATGCATGTAACATCGACGAAGGCGAGGTTTTAAAACAATTTTACAATTATCTAAAACAATTTGATTTAACATCATATAAAATCGAAAACCAACCTAAAGAAATAGAAGATGTCGGCATCGATATTGAAAAGTTGCGAAAAGAACGCGCTAGATGTCAAACACTTTTTATAGAAGGTATGATGGATAAGGATGAAGCTTTTCCAATAATAAGTCGTATTGACAAAGAAATACATGAGTATGAAAAGCGCAAGGATAATGATAAGGGTAAGACTTTTAACTATGAGAAGATTAAAAATTTCAAGTATTCATTGCTAAACGGCTGGGAATTAATGGAAGATGAGTTAAAAACTGAATTCATAAAGATGGCAATCAAAAACATTCATTTTGAATATGTAAAAGGAATTAAAGGGAAGCGCCAGAACTCATTGAAGATTACGGGTATAGAGTTTTATTAA